ATGCCGAATCGGAATTACTTCGTGCCAGAGGATGGCTCAAAAGCATTGAAGCCGAAGCCCAGCGGGGTAAGACAAAGAAGGTCTCTGAGGGATCTATCGATACCCGCACTCTCCTGAATGGCTAATATGGCGAACAAAGCACTTCCGGTGGTGGATTGTAGAGGACTCATATGTCCCATGCCAATCATCCAAGTTCGCCTCAGGTTGAACGTAATGAAGAAAGACGATGAATTGCTCATCTATGCCGATGACCCCACATTTGAGTCTGAATTTGGTCGTTTCTGCCAACTTGCCGATATTTCGCTCATTTCTAAGCAAGAAGGTGGTGGATTTCAAAGCTACCACATCAGGGTTCTTGTATAACCCAACAAAAACAACAACTTATATACCCCTTGACTTCTCAGATAGTTTGCGGTATACTCATATTGTGAGAACAAGGAGAATACCATGAGAATCACCGAGAAAGCCAGAGTCTTCGCCACTGCCGCCCATGCTGCGGTTGGGCAATTTCGAAAATATACTGGAGAGGCCTATATCCATCACCCAGCGATGGTCGCTGATATTGTCGCCAACGTGGGTGGAACAGATGAGATGATTGCTGCCGCATTTCTCCATGACGTGCTGGAGGATACGAAGGTCACCGTTGATGTACTCCGCACTGAGTTTGGGGATGAGGTTGCCAATTTGGTTCTTTGGCTCACAAAAGTGGGAGAAGAGCATCACGGAAATCGAGCCGCTCGTAAGGCCCTGGATTGTGAGTATTTGGCGCTGGCTCCAGCCGAGGTTCACACGATCAAATTGGCGGACTTGATTGCAAATACACCCAGCATCGTGGAGCATGATCCTAAGTTTGCGAAGGTCTATGTACCAGAGAAATTGGCTCTCTTGGAAGTTTTGACCAAGGGGAATGTTGATTTGCGAAATCGTGCGTATGAACTTTGTTGGGAGGCATTATGATATATGTACTCTACTATTTCGTAGGGTGTCTGGCTCTCCTTGCCGCCTACATGTTTGGGGTTTGGGAAGAGCGCAAGTATGGGTCTGCTGCCGCACAAAAAGAACTTGACAAACAGGTGTCAGAGTATTATACTGAGAAAGAAGCCTGGGATGCAGTTGAATCTGCTGCGTTGGTCCTGGATCATGAACCGGCCAGCAAACGAATCAAGAATTATGGCCATTTGCGATTGGTGAAATAATGAAAAGCAGATACCAGACGAAGTGCACAGATTGGAGAAAATAAGTATGCCAACATTTCAAGTGACCACCGCCACCGTGTTTCAGTTTGAAGCCCAGAATGCTGAACAGGCAAAGTGGTTAGTCCAAAATGGTGAGATGCCTTCAAATCACACCATGGAAGACGCCTATATCATTGCTGTGGAGAATGTGACCAGTGAATAAGTATAAAACCATGGAAGACCACATTAAAGCAATCCGAGCGATGGCAAAAAAGAAAGGAGTGTCCGTTACCGTGGCTGCACAGAAGAGACCCAAGCCGACGCGGGGGCACCCCAGGCACGATGAACACCTGGAAGAAATTCCTCTGTTGGAACAGGGTGAGGATTTGGATAAGATCTACGTGAAATTTGCCGTGAATGATGCGGATGATATTGCGGACATTACCAGTGGCCGTATTGGAGTGGAGGAGGCTTAATTATGGAATACCTCATTAAAGTTGATGATGGAAACACTTTTTGCGGTAATCTCATTCATTGGGGGGATTGTTTCTTCAGCTTCTCGGATGATGAGACCGATGAAGAAAAAATTGACGAAATAACACACTGGTGTGCAGCGCACTCGTACAAACTCGAAATCAATGATAAGTTAGTGGTCTCCAGTATCGGGGTTGGGGATTGGGTTCGCGTATCAGGAGTTGGAATCGGTGAAATTGTGGCTGTGGATCTGACTCGTAGAGAAGACTATTATGAGATTTGCATGGTAGATCTAGACGGTGGGATGTGGACCGATTGGTATCCTGAGACATTTATTCGTGAAGTGCGGAAGTCGAATAAGTAGTTAATGTGCTCAACGTGAAAGGAGTTATATTATGGCATCGCAGATAGGAACGAAGGCGGTATTGGGATCGTGGCTGTCAACGAAGAAGGGGATGACTTACACCAAGTATTCCCATTTGCCGACCGATCAGAAGGTGGCAATTCAGAAGGAATACGCAGGACGAGGGAGGAAGGTCAATGAGCCTGGACCAAGCGGTGTTGCACAAGAAGGAGCATCGACAACCGTTTAGGAAGTCGAAGAGCTTTGATCCAAGTTGCCGCAATCACGGGCGTTGCTCGTGGTGCGTGGGCAATAGAACTTATCATGACCAGAAGGCAGAATCATCTGCCGATGAACGAGAGGAACAGCATGACATCGAATAAGGAACTGTTGGCCCCAAAGGAAATGACTACGGGTGAAATAAAGAGTTTGGTTGATGAGTGGTTGGAGAAGGGTGGGAAAGTCACCCAGTGTGCTCCGAATGTGGCGCTGAATTTTCGGTCTCAGGGTGATGTGATACATCCACCCCGCCCACATCGGTTAGCGGTGGCCAAAGCCAAGTCAGCCAAAGCCGCTGAAGCGAAGGAAAAAAAGAAAAAGAAAAAGAAGAAGTAGCCTTGACAAAGGTGCTGATTTGTGGTATAATCTTTGAAATCATGAGGAGAGTCTATGCGCGGAAAGAATAAGAATCCCACCCAGGCAGAAAAAGTATTATTGGTGCTCCTGGATGGACGCCAAGTGTCCGCAGCCGAAATTAGCGGGACGCTTGGTACTGAAATCGAACTCTATAGACTGTCTTCATATTTGTGGCAGTTGGAACAGATTGGAGCAAAGATCGCACGTATCAAGGTGCATCGTAATATTGCTGCCTACCAATTGTTGAATGCTGAGGAAATGACTAAATATGCCAGGGCCCGTGGATTGCTGCCGCCCGATGCGATTGTTCTAAGTGCCAGTGATTTTGCTGTCTCGGCTGGATAATGGTCCGAAAGAGTTTGATAGCAACCAAGCATAGTGCCGCTAACGCTACGGCGGAAGCGTTTCGGGGCAGTGCCGATTTTGGCACATCTATCAAATAGTCGTCGGCCAGGTGGAGTCTTGTGGGGAAGTCATATTATAGTAGATTTATATGGTAATAGAATAGATAGTCAGTAATTTATCTCGGTAGATTTTGTTGTTTACTGACTTCACCCACAAGACCGTCCATCTTTATGAATGGGAACGAATATGAGCACACTAAGCGAAACTCTTGAGCGGTGCCTGAGACAAATACAAAAGCCCACAGGGACTGCAAAGGTCACTGCAAAGGTCACTGCATGTCAGCCTTTGATGGTTCAATCCAAATCCCTATACTTCAAAGAGGGAACGTCCGATAAGGAATATCATATTCAAATCACCCAGGTGCATCCAGCACTGTCTGAATATCTCGTGAATTTTCAATATGGTCGGCGCGGGAATACACTCAAGAGCGGATCAAAAACAGAAGCACCTGTGACTCTGGCAGAGGCTGAGGACATTTACGATCTCGTTGTGCGCGAGAAAATAGCAAAAGGATATCGGGGGTAATCGTGCGTATAGTAGCGTTTTCAGACACACATGGCTATCACAAGAAATTGACGATTCCCGATGGGGATATGTTGATCTGTGCTGGCGATTTCAGTATGCGAGCGAAGATGCACAACGTGACTGAATTTGCAAGATGGTTCAAGGCACAGCCACACCAATATAAGATTATCGTTCCTGGGAATCATGATATGTTCTGTGAAGGAAACATCTCCTGGTGTCGGACAGAGTTTGAGCCTGCTGTATTGCTGAATCACGAAGAAAAGGAAGTGGCTGGGTATCGTGTCTTTGGTTCGCCCTATTCCAGTGCCATTCACGATCCTTCCGATTGGTCCTTTGACTATCCTCCAGGTGGCCGTAAGTCAAAAGAATTGTGGGACTTCATTCCCAGTGGTATTGACATTTTGATTACTCATGGACCCCCAAAAGGCATCCTCGATCTTGTGAGATTTCCAGCATACGGTGAAGATCCTCATGTTGGTGATGCGAATCTCTTGGAGAACGTGAAGCGAGTCCTACCACGAATCCATCTGTTTGGACATATCCATGAGGGATCTGGATCGTACACAGCCGATACCTGGACCACGAAGTTTTACAATACTTGCATTTGTGACGTGCGATACGATCCCACAAATCCAGTGACCGTGATTGATTTTTAATAAAGGAGACTTATGCCCCAATACCTCGTACAGAATTCAGAAACAAAGGTCGTGAGTGAATTACCTCTCATGACGTGGAATGATTTTCAGAAGTTTCTCAGTGAGAATCCTACGTATACCCCAGCACTGACCAAACCTGCATATGTGAAAGTCAACTAACCATGCCAAACTACGATATCAAGTATAAACCAACGGGCGAAATCACCGAACGCACCTTGACAATTGCCGCTTTGGAAGAATTACTCAAAGATCCTAATTATGAGGTGGCCTTTCTTACTATGAATATTGGAGATCCTGTAGTCCTGGGGTTTCATCGTCCTCCCAGTGACTTCGACAACTACGTTTTGGCTCCTATTGAAAAAAGATATAACGATGGCAAAAGGCGCGAAACGAGATTCGGGCGAAAAAGCCAAAATGTTTGAACACGTCACTATCCCAGGGCTGAAATTCGAACTGCCAGCCTTCACCACTTCAGATGGACGGTGGTACAAGACACCGGAAGGAAAACGATACCCATCCGCCTCGACGATTTCAGGCCTCTTGAACCGAGACGTAATTGCCAAGTGGCGAGCGAGAGTGGGGGCTGAGGAAGCAGACCGAAAGACCAAGCGTGGGGCAGATCGCGGCACGTATATCCACTTACTGTGTGAAAAATACCTCCTCAACACTATGACATTGCGAGAGAATTTGGGCATGATGCCCACCATGAAGGAACTCTACCTTCAACTCAAAAAAGAATTTGACAAACACATCACGAAGGTGTATGCTGTAGAACAGGCTCTATATTCAGACCGACTGCGGATTGCAGGGCGCACGGATGCGGTGGTTGTGTGGGATGGTGAGATCGTCATCCTCGATGTGAAGACTTCGGGCTATATTAAGCCGGTGGAGTGGATCACCAACTACTTTGTCCAGACCGCCTCGTATGCAGAAATGTTCGAAGAACGCACCGGCATTCCCATCAAGAAGGTAGTGATTGCGACTGCGGTAGAAGATACGGGATTTCCATCGGTTCATGTGAGGGACAAAGAGGAATATCTACCGATCCTCGATAAGTGTCTTGCGGAATACTACAAGGAGGCATAATGAACAGGTTTATTTTCATTGGCATTCTCTGTATCGTGAGTTTTCTCGCATTTCCACTCTCAGATGAACGTACCGAATTGGTAGATCTATCACGAACGGAACTCGTTGAACGCAATTTCAATGTAGTCAAAACTATTCGTGAAGAAAAATGTTTGACTCAAGCGATTTACTACGAAGCGGGAAACCAGGGTGAACTGGGTAAAGAAGCCGTGGCGCTGGTCGTCATGAATCGAGTGGGACAAAAACACAGACCCAATACCGTGTGTGGTGTGATAACCCAGGCTTTGGTAGTTAATGATCGAAAGATTTGCCAATTCTCATTCTGGTGTGAGAACAAATACAAGCCCAACAAAGAAAAGTGGAACGAATCGCAACAAATCGCACATAGGGTATTGCAATCTTACTGGAAAGGTGCTATAATGTCACAATATAGCACTGCCGTTTACTATCACGCGGATTATGTGAAGCCGAAGTGGCGAAAGCAGAAGGTCTTCCTTGGAAAGATCGATAACCATTTATTCTATGGGGAGAAGCCGTGAACCATGATACGTTCATGAATTGTGTCTACTATGTGATTGTGGCAGTGATGGTGAGTATTACGTTTTATTCGGTGTCGAAGTTGGTGCATTTTTTCTTTCAACATTATTCATATTAAAGGAGTGATATTATGGCCAAGACAGTAGTATTGGTGGAGAATTTGACAGAGGAAGAACGGACACGGTTGGTTAAGGCACTGAAGGACACTTCAGACAGCCGCACCCGCGTTGAGGCTGAGGGCGAATACTCACGCGAAGTGGTGAAGAAGATCGCGGAGGATTTGAAGCTCACGAAGAAGCTGGTGAACAAGATGGCCAAGGTCTACCACAAGCAGAACTTCGAAGAAGAAGTGGCCGAGCATGAGCAGTTTGAGCAATTGTACAAGATTGCGGTGAAGTGATGCCCAAGTCTGAGATTGAACTGGATGATTATGAAGCCGTAAATCTCCTCTCGGTGCTTCGTGCATCAGGGATCAGTGATTGTTATATGGGAGAACAAATGCCCCAACCCAATCCACTGGAAGTTCTCAATTCTGGCGATTGGATTGGACAGATTATTCGGAAATTGGAGAAGCGCCTGGATATGCTTCCCGATCAATCCGTGTCCACATTCCATTCGAAGCACTTTGGAATCATGTGGCCCAATAAATCACCACAGGAATATGTGGTGAGTGCATTAGCAAAGGTCCCCCATGCCAACAAAGGATGAGATGCGAATATGGTGCTTATCCTTGCGGGAGTATTGTGCTCACAAAAAGGTTGGGTTGTGGGAAGGACTTCAATTGTATTGCGAGCAGCTTGGAGTGGAACATGAATCGGCAGCATCCCTGCTTACGGCTGATATCCTTGCTGATCTTGAAATAGAAGTAGCAGATTTGAATCTCTTGAAAAAGCGGGGTGCGAAATCGGGTCGCTTGCCGATCTAGGAGTGATATGACTGGTTATGATGCGTGTTGTCTCTTTCGGGCGATGAAGTTGCACTTTGCTCCTGGGAAATATGATTTTTTTAAGTACCAAGGCAAGGCGAGGTGTATTACCTCAGAGGCATTTGAACACCACAGAGATAGATGGTCCTTCCGTAAGCTTGCTAAACTCTATCCTACTGATGATGGGTTGAAGTTTTTTCTTGCGGCAAACTTCTTTGAATGTGATGTGAACTGGGTGAGGGATCTTCTCTCAGAAGAATCAAACCGAGTCTATCTTGAGAAAAGGCGCATTCAAGAATCACTGGAGTATATTGTAACCAGTGATATCGGATATCTCTTTGAACACGACTTCAAGAGTCTCTTCAAAGTTGTGAATGGTGAGTATCCCCAGGTATTGACTATGACACTCCAGAAGGCTATCCATAAGGAAACTCTGATTGTCCTGAATAGCGTGATGGGGTTCTTTCCGGTGTGGGAACGAAAGGTTGCCGATACGATCATTTTTCCAACATTCAAACACAAGTGCATCCGCTACGCTCCGTTCCTGAATATCGATGTCAAAAAGTTTCGAGAGGCCTTGCTATTGAAGTTGTCCTCAACTAAATAGTAGTGCCAGATACGCGGTTCCATACGAGGTTTTATACAATCACATATATTAGGAGGTTTTATGTCCACTACCCCCATGAGTTTTTCTGCGTTGAAACGGTCTCGCGGCTCCATCGAGCAACTGACCAAAGCCATCCAATCCGCCTCAGAATCTAGGAAAGATGATGAGCGGTTCTGGCAACCCACGGTCGATAATGCTGGAAATGGTCACGCGGCCATTCGTTTTCTCCCTGCCCCACCACAAGATGGTGAAGAAGGATTGCCCTGGGTGAGAACATTCTCACATGGGTTCAAGGGTCCAGGTGGTTGGCTGATCGATTTGTGCCCCACCACCTTACAGGGAAAGTGTCCAGTCTGTGAAGCGAACAGCAAGCTGTGGGAGACTGGTATCAAGGCGAATAAAGATATCGCCAGTAGCAGAAAGAGAAAGCTCTACTACACGGCGAATATCTACATCGTCACAGATCCTGCCAATCCTGAGAACAATGGCAAGGTGCGCTTATACAGGTTCGGAAAGAAAATCTTCGATAAGATTTATGCGAAGATGCACCCAGAAGAGGGGTTTGGTGAGAAGGCCTATATCCCATTCGATTTGTGGGAAGGTGCCACGTTCCGATTGAGAGCCCGTAAAGTGAGTGGTCAGAGAAATTATGATGATAGTGATTTCGCCGCGCCCAGTCCCATTTCAACAGATGAGGCGAAGATCGAAGAGATTTGGAAGTCTGAATATGGACTCAAGGAATTCTTGAATCCTGAGAATTTCAAGAGCTATGAACAGATCAAGAGTCGATTTGCTTTGGTTGTTGGAAGTGCGGCAGCGGTTTCTACCGCCGATCAAGCTGGTTCACAGGGATTCTCAGATGCTGATGTTGGGATGACCCCACCGGCAAAGAGTGCAGCAGCAACAGTGTTGCTTCCTGGTGAAGATGACGCCGATGCGGATTATGACCACTTTAAGAGTCTAGTAGACAGCTAATCATTCGCTGTCAAGCTACTATAATGCTGTGGAGTCTTCGGGCTTCACAGCATTATTAGTTTTAGGATGTAGCAAGGGAGCGATTGACTTGACGAATCCAACTCGTCTCATCTTTGTGTGCGGGAGCCATGCTCTGGTGAATAGTGCTTTGGTTTGTGGTGATATTTTTTACATTATTATTTACCACATTCGCATTAGTAGCAGGAGCGGCCCCTGTCCCAACTTCTGCATTGCGCTTTCTCTCATTCGCATTCGTAAGTTGCTCCCCCGTGATTGGCTGTCCAAGTGTCTGATTTTCCTGTGGACTCAACTCCGTGGGTGCTGATGGGAGCCCAACATTAGCCAAATCCGCTGCCTTATTCGTTATATCCTTCTGCAAGGCATCCATGTTAGGTTCTGGTGGGGTAGTGTCTTGAGCAAGAGTAACGGGAGTGGGAGCCGTATCTTCTTTTTTCGTTTCACCTGACAACATATCTTTGACGCCCTGTGTGACCATTGGGACCAGGTTCGCCATATGGCTGAATCTGTCTGGATCATTTTCTGGGGTCACCTTTTCTTCACCCTCTTTCGAATAAATCTCTGAATACACATCACGAATCACGCTGGCCACAAGGAATGGAAGACCAGCAATGGGGACACCACCAAGACCCTCCAAAACTGCGCCTGTCATATCACCCTGGGCAAGTTTTTGACTAGCAAAAATTAATCCTGCGGCTACGGATGCGAGACCAAGAGTACCAGTACCAGCAATTTGTGCAGCGCCCTTCGTGACGATTTTTGGAATCGATTTCTTGAGGATGGCCTTTATGGCACCCTCTGTCAATTCGGGTGCAGCTTTTTTCGCTATTGCTGTGGCACCATGTGCTACGGCACCTTTGGCACCATGCTCCATTGCGCCTTTTATAGACTCCAATCCTTCTCCAACCTTCACACCAGTCTCAAGCGCCTTCGCCGCATGTGCACCGGTCTTTATGGCTTCTTTGCCACCTGCTTTGGCGAGTTTGGTAGCATCTTCCCCCACTTCAACAGCTTTACCTGCTATTTTTCCACCCAACCCAAGTGCTTTTAATCCTAGTGGTCCCAACATTTTGAGTCCATCGAGGATCAGTAGAGAGAGTTTGGCTATCGCTGCGCCGATTAATTTGAGTGGGTCTAGCAATTTTCCCAAGAGTCCACCAAACTTCGCCGCCGCAATACCCAATAGACCAAACCACCCCATGATGGTCTCCATCCAGCTTTTGGTGGGTTTGCCTGTCACATCTTTCGTGACTTGGGTGGGCATGTCTCGCTTATGAAACTTATGCTTTTCCAGTTCGGCTTCATCGTGTAAAAATTCAAGATGATCGGCCTGCTTTTGTGCAAGATCCACCCCCTTTTGCTCAAATCCTTCTATTGTAGTAAGTCGCTTGAGGATCATGCCTAGCGTGGACGCCATTTGCTCCAGGAGACCCGATTGTCCACCACCCGATGCGGGAGATGGTCCGCCAGTTTCCCCTCCATAGGGAGTGGGCATTCCTTCGGTGGATTCTTCCATGCCTGGGGGAATACCGCCCTGAAGTCCAGCAGCACCACGGATTGCCTTTTGAGACCGACCCATAAGTCGTCCTGCCAACACGGTGGCTAACTTTGATCCTCCAGTCATTCGATGGACGATGTTGAGGGGATCGAACTTACGTTTTATCGCACTCTTGATTTGACGAGTCTTAAATCCAATCGCGGCACCGGCAGCACCACCAAGACCACCTCCACCAGCAAGATGTTCAGCGGCTACATCGGCCATGGTGTTTTCATGGTGTTGAGTGACGGTGATCTGACTTCTAATATTTTTTAGTGCAGTGAGGATGTCCTTGCGTGTTTCTTTTCCCAGTTCAACTTTGGGCCCAGCCATTGGAGCCCTGTCTCGTCGCCCAGATTCCTTTGTTGAGGTCTTTCGTTCTTTGGTATTGTCCTTGGTGGCTTTGGTCTGCTCGTCGCTCGCGTTCTTAATTTTCTTCAACTGATCTTTCATAGAACCGAAATCATTCTGCGTTTCTTTTATGTAGTCCCTAAGATCATCCTTAGCGGGAGGCCCAGACATTTTTTGCATAGATTTACGCATATCGGCAAACTGGTCGCCCATTTCTTTGACTGTCTTGCTGAGATTATCGTCGGACATGTTGGTTCCTTTGTGATGCTATTTCTGCGTTGCGTGTCTTTATACGTTCATTCTCTCGTTCGACTCTCTGTTGCACCAGGGTCAGAAACACCAATCGCTCCCAAGGCATCATGTTTTCAAGTTCTGAGATCGAGAACTTATGATCCTGGACCAAAGCGAATGTTGTGGTATAGTAGTTCGCTAGGTTATCATGGGCCAGGATTAGACGAAAAAACTATCGAGTCCCTTCACCAGAATGTCTTCCTGCCGATCACACTTCGGGCACTTGAAATGTAATGTGAATTCCACTTTGGGCATGGTATCAAAAAAGGCATCCATTTTTGCGACCTGCTCGTGGGTCAGATCATTCACAAAGTCGTTGACTTCAGACACCGGCACGTCCTTTGTCAACACCACTTCATTTTTATCATTAATCGACTCAATGCAGTCTACCAGGAAGGCAAAGGCTTCATCAGATGGAAGGTCCTTGCGAGAGATATTACGGAACGCCTTGAAGGTGGGATAGCGCAGGGTGATTCCCACATTCTCGGTCAATTGAATATATTTGCTGTGCTCTGGTGCGAACTGTGGTTTAATCTCAAGCAAGTTCACTTGATAGTCAGAGATCACGTTGCAGGATGCAGTCTCCCCACTTTCAACATTTGCTACGGGATTATTACACTTATAGCGCAGCGTCACTTCTTCTCCGATGCTACGGGCTCTGAGATTCAAGAATAGAAATTCAATATCAAAGAGTGGCAATTTGTCGATATCAATGCCAGAGATTTCTCCCACACAATTCTCAAGAATTTGTCGTGAGGTGTTAAGGACCGTGGTGGCATCCTCGGATTGCATCGCCATCATGAGAAGCTTCTCTTCTTTCACGAGAAAGGGTCGGAAGGAGACTTTTAATCCAGAGGGACAGACAATATCATAAAGAGGAATCGCAAGTTTCGGAAGTGCCATAATTATTCACCTTTCTTAAAATGGATTAATGCCCCTAAGTGCTTTAGCTGCTTTACCGAGAATATCTGGTCCAGTCGCGGCCACTGGTGGCTTGGGTGACGCCGAGGTGGAAATGGGTTCCACAGGTTTCGTTGGTTGGGAGATACGATAATATTCAAATGCCATGGTCACACTCACGCGATGGAAGCCATCTTCTGACCAGGCCAGTGGCATTTGATTGACCGCAGTGGGGAACGCCTGAACGAGATTCCATATTGCTATAACATCGAGAGTGGCGTCTGTACCAAATCCACCGTTTTCTTTGTCTACGTCCTTTGTTGAGAACATGTCATATTGCACCAACTGCACATCGGTGCGATAGTAAGAGGGATAATTCAGGAGATTCGTTCTCGATTCAAAAATAGAATCCATCCAGGATTCAAAAAATTGACGAATGAAGAGTTCACGGGTTTCTAGGAACGTAAGTGTGGTTTCCTGATAACTGGATTCGTAGGGAGTTTTATAAGTCGGCCCATACACCTTCGAATCATTGCTCACCAATTGTCGTCCAGGGAGTTCAGCCGCTTCGCAGCGTAGGGCCATGGCTCGGTCATGCCCACCAAAAGTTGTAGAAAGCCCTGGCAACAGCGGAATGGCCAATTGGAAATGGCTGGTTTTGGAGACTCCCCCTCGTCGAAGGCCTGATAGGAATTGTTGATATATGCCACCCATTAGTATTTCTCCTGATGTGCTGATCTGTGATTATTTACCATATTTGTCCATGGACTGTTTCCAGATTTGTGTCTCTGAAGTTCCAGTTTTGCTAGTCCAGTTCGCAAATGGGAGTGCTGCTGCTACTTCCCATTCAATTGATGGGACTTCAATAAATCGTGACTGTACATGTTTTGAGAGATATCGCTTAATACAGGGTGTGCCATAGTGCACCCCCGCGAGTGCCTTGAGAAGCGGATAGCTCAATTGCAGTCGCATTCGTTCATCCTGGCGAGACCCCGCAGCAAACATCATCAGTTGTCGCATGAATATGAGCCGATGTTTGGGAGCGATATAGTGCAGGTTGAGCCCCAGGAATCCATCGGGATACTCTTCTATTGGTACGACCAATGGGAATTTGTCCCAGTATTTTAATTTTTCTTTCGTCTTGGCATCATAGGCGAAGAAATAGAGTCTACCCAAGACGCTCTGGCTCCGTTGCCTTTCACGATTTTTCAAAATCTCCATTCGGTCATAAGGAGTCGGAATCAACTGATCCATTTTTTGCAATAGCCAATTTTGACCAAACGCGGTGGTTGGATCGATGTCCTTTTTGGCTAATTGGTTATACTGGCGGGTAATTGTATTATCCATGTTCCTATTTATGTGACATCTCAGACGAAGTTGAAGGTCTTTTCGGTCACTACCTGGAAGGTCCACCCCTGATCCTTGCAGAATTCCTCAGCCGCTTGCCACTTTGCTTGATTTGTTGCGATATCCGCCACTTCCTGAAGATATTGGCGCGATTTTCGTTTTGGGGCTGGACGAAGATTGGTTTGATAGTCTGGTTTGATTTCTATTATGTGTGTTTTTATTTCGCCTGTGCGCGTTTTGACTCTGATAAGAAAGTCTGGGAAATACCTCCTCACTCGATTCCTAACTGGATCGTAATATTTTATCACTAATTCTTCACTTGCCCAAGATAGGACGCCTGGGGATTCATCTAGTTGCAACATAAATTGACGTTCCCAATTACTTCTATATACGATGTTTGTCACCATTCCTACATATTTTTCTGGGTATTTTGGCGTGAAAATTCCCTTGTAACTCATTCTACCTCTACTCATCCTCAGCCCCCGTTCTCCTATGGTTTGGGTAAAAGTTCTAAATCTTCTAGTATACATGGTTTCTAATTGTTCTGTGGGAGTGTTTTTGTAATATTTACCTAGAGTTTTTTGGTAGAGTGACGTTCTTTGGTCTGGCGTTAATTGATTGTCACACTTCTTTTTCCTTTCAATTACAGTCATTTGTGCGTATTGATCTGTCAGAGTTTTTCCTATCTTCTCACTAATCGCAGTAAGTTTTCCAGATTTGTGCCTCTCTTCCCATATTCGTTTCATGTTTGCCCGAACCAGTTCTCCGAATTGCCCAGCACGAATGGGGTCATTTTTCAATGCAGCCCTATGCAACTTAGCCGCGTATGATCTGGAATTGGTGGTTTTCATGGTCTCCTTGAGGTAATATAAATAGAGAGAGTCACGTCACGGAGGATATTTATGGCAGGTCCAATAGATACATTTCTCGGAGCATCGAAGAAAGCGTTAAACAGTCTTAGTGTGTTCACGAGCGCCGAGAATAAAAAGATTGGGGAGAGTAAGAGCGCCGAGCAGAAGAAGTTCGTGTATGATAATACACTGACCTTCCCCGCTGATCTTGGGCCTGGTTTGAGAAACCCCTATTACATCACATTCTTCGTCAATCAACAAAATTCATCGAAATACAAGACAACAAATAATACTGCTGTAGGCAAGGATGGTCAACCGATCCAATCAAACATACAGATCAACCAAGGTGGTATTCGCACTCTTGGGAAGAACCTTGGTGGTACCGATTTGGGATTTGGACGAAAAACTTCACGCACCACTGCGGCCATTCGATTATTTATGCCCGATAGTTTGAGTTGGGGATATCAAAACGCTTTCCAAAATGTTAGTTTGTCAGGACTCCCATACACTAAATTACTATCCGCTGGAGTCGCTCTGGGTGAATCCGCAGTTGAAAGCTTCAAAAAAGGCACCATTATGGATGTGCTGTCATCCTTGGCAAAAAAAAGAAACGATAGAAACGTCACCGGTCCTGTGGCTGAACTTGTAGGGACCGCTCTTCTGGGTAGTGGGGGTGATGCCATCGCAGCTTCTGCTTTGGGTGTTACGGTCAATCCCCAGATTGATGTCATTTACGAATCTCCTAAATTGCGTGATTTTACATTTGACTTTCTGTTTGCTCCTCGAAACCACTCTGAAGCCGTTACGGTCGAGAAGATTGTTCAAAAATTCAAGTTTCACGCTGCACCAGAACTGTATGGTCAGGGGTCTGGCATAGGTCGATATTTTGTTCCCCCTTCGGAATTTGATATAGAATTTTCTGTCCCCACGATGGGACGAGTTTCAACATGTGTACTCGTCAATATTACACTTGATTACGCCTCATCCGGTGCGGCATTCTATGCTGATGATTACCCAGTATATACTCGCATGACTCTCCAGTTCATGGAACTTGAGTTCATGACGAAGGAACTTATTGAGACGGAGCAAAATGGCGGGAAGGGATATTAAACATGTCGTCTGCCTACTTTACTAATTTCCCTCTCGTGGGATACGCATTGCATAAAACTGGGCAACCTGGGGAATTCCAGTGGGTCACGAATATTTTTCTTCGTTCGGCTCCGGTTGCCGATCTGTTGAAACATAATCAAATATTCTATCCATATGTAATCCCCGAAGGTTATACGCCCGAAGTTCTTGCGGATAATTATTATGGCTCGGTGAACTATCATTGGGTGATTACCCTTTTGAATAATATTACCGATCCAGTATTGGATTGGCCAAAGGGCTATTCGAACTTGGTGAGGTATATTGTCAATAAATATGGATCAGTGGCCAGCGCCAGTGGATCGATTCATCATTACACCATGACTGAGGTGAAAACAGATTCGTTGGGTAACTCAAATACCGCCACCTATATCATTGACCAAACAAAGTACAACACTCTCACATCACCAACTCCCGTGGTTTATACGTTTCGTGATGGGAACACCGTTACCGTGACAACCTCCCGATCCACAGTAGATAATTATACCTATGAAGTGGCTCTCAATGAAGCCAAGAGAAATATCGTGTTGTTGCAGGCTCAATATCTCCCCCAGATACTAAGTGAGTTTGAAACATTAATGAGTAAATGATGATACCCACAGACGGAATTCAATACGCCTCACAATTTCAATTGGATGACCTCACCCTTATTGCGGTCAATGGTACATCGGTGGACCTTAGGGAAGTCATGCGCGAAATGAACATCTTCGAAGATATGTTTACGAATACGATGTCCGGTGACCTGTTTATCAGCGATTCACAAAATCTTATTAATCTCCTTCCAATTATTGGTGGGGAGTATTTGAAAGTCACTCTAAGTAAACCTTCATTCCCCTGGAAACTCGATAAAGTATTCCAGATTTACAAGATCACGGATCGCCGCAAAGCTACAGCATTTGCAGAGAATTATATCCTACACTTCTGTTCGGTGGAGCAGGTCTTGAGCGATTCTACCAGGATTTCAAAGTCTTACAGGGGTATGAGTATTTCAAAAATTGTGGAGGATATTACGACGAATTATCTCCATATCAATTCTAAGAAGTTTCCTTCTAGCGCCATCGATTCCACAACGGGCAATTTCGATATCGTGATACCATTTTGGACTCCCTTCTATGCCATCAATTGGCTCTCTCGTATGGCTCGATCTGCCGCTACACCAGGATGCTCCTATGTATTCTTTGAGGATAGCGTGGGGTATCACTTCACGTCTATAGAATCCCTGTCACAGCAGGAGCCTCTTCAGCCCATCAACCTTATGCCCATGAATCTTGCTGGTGAGACTGGAGAACAGAGCCCAGTATCAGACACGCAGCAGCGCCTGGAATCGGCAGAAGAGTATGAGATGGTGGGATCTCCAGATCTACTTCGGTTCATTTCAACTGGTGTGTATGGTGGGAAACTCCTTACCGTCAATCCTATCGATCAGCGAATCAAATCCATCACCATGAATGCGGCGGTGCTTTTCGATGCAACCGATCACACGAATCCAAATATGTTTTTGCAATTGGGATCAGATAGGACGAAGAAACCACAAACCGAACACCATGATTCATTCTTTCGAATTGCAGCGGATAATCTAAAGGTGGATACCTGGTTGCTCCAACGTAACGCCTACATATCTGCATTTCATGGGTTTCAGGTGAAGGTCTCTGTACCAGGAAATCTCTTGTTGCGGGTGGGGCAGATTGTACAACTCAACCTTCCAGCAGCAACACTTGGGTCAAAGGCAGAGAAACCCATCGATGAAATGTTTTCTGGAAATTATATGATTAGTGCTATTCGACACAAGATAGATCGCGTGAGATACGTTTGTATTCTTGAATTGTCAAAAGATTCACTTGTGCCGCAACTACCCCCTTCCTTGGAAAGTAGTTCTGCGATGAATAGAATACGGGAGTCATAATGCAACACGATTTAGGCAATCAAATGGTTTGGTGGACCGGTGTGGTTGAAAGCCGACAAGATCCACTTAAAGTTGGACGGTGCCAGGTGCGTATTGCTGGTGCTCACGATGAAAATAAGTCCACATTTCCAACTGACCATCTTCCCTGGGCACAACCACTCATACCCCTCAACGACAGTGCCTCATTACAGATTAAAGAGGGTGATTATGTTGTGGGGTTTTATTTTGATGGACACGATTCCCAGGTACCTATCATTATTGGCATCCTTCCAGGAATCCCCAAAGAATTGGGGCCCAGTTCTGTGGGATTCTCAGATCCCCGAACGAACATAGAATTGCAGAGCGCACCCAAGGCACCAGAGTCCCTCGTTTCAAGCATTGGACCAGTGACCATCATAGAAGGAGTGGCCACACGGAACCCCTCACGGCTGAATGAGCCCACTTTTTCTCGGTTGGCACGTAATGAGAAGATTAGTGACACACCCATTGGGGGTAAGAAAAACAGCATCTCTGTGGCGGTGCCAACAGCAGGACCTGGTACATGGAGTGAACCGGCGACACCCTACGCCGCAGTTTACCCCTATAATCGAGTCATGGAAACCGAATCGGGGCACATTTTGGAGTTTGATGATACCCCAGGCGCTGAACGAATCCATATCTATCATCGCTCAGGTACATCTGAAGAAACCCACCCCGATGGTACAAAAGTCATACGAGTAAATGCCAATGCCTATGAAATTGTCCTGTCGGACAAGAATGTGTATGTCAAGGGCGACCTCAACTTTACCGCTGTGGGTGATATCAATATCAAAGCGGGAATGAGTGTCAACATCGAAGCAGGATTGGATATCGTATTGAATGCGCTGGGATCGGTGATAACTCAGGCCGCAGTATCTGAGTCGCACACCACGGAAGGTCCGATGTCTTTGACTGGCATCCCAATGAATTTGAATGGACCACCTGGCGCAATTCTGCCCCCACCAATACCAGTAACGGGAGTATAACTGTGGGATTAGCATTGCCAGTTGTACGAATGGGAGTTGATGTATGCAGCGGACACCCCGCAGGACCAACATTTTTCCCCCCGCGCCCAACGCTCACAGGATCGGCAGATGTATATGTGGATGGTATCCCAGTGGTTCGAATGGGTATTGATGTCTGGGCCCCACACACGAATATCATCAGTGTACATCCAGGCACGGGAGTGGGGGGTTCTCCAACGGTATTTTGCAACGGAGCACCCGTGATGCGTATAGGAGACCCCATTGATTGTGGCTCCGTGGCCATGATGGGTTCGGGCACAGTCTTTTGTGGATAAGGAGTTACAATGGCTTTCAACTTAGACTTCTCTCACATTCCGTCTGGGCTGGCACTTCCAGTTCTTCCAGTAAGTATTCCAACGGGCGCAAGTGATATCACCAAAACACTAGTGGACAAGATGACTTCAGATCCTGGAGTATTGATGTCAAACCCAATGATAAATTCTGTGAACTTTCTGGGTGACAGTGTGACACGATTGGAAACGAGTATGACCAACATCTCATCGGGAGCGACCACCAACTTAGGTATTTCCCAAAGTCAGGCACAAAACTATCTGTCCACTGATCCATTACAGGATGTTCGCACATCGATGGGAAATTTCATGATGCACACGGATAGGCTTTCTGGATTACTCAAAAGTCAGGGCATCCAAGCCCCAGGACTTCAACAGATTCTTTCGATTGGGACACAAATGCAAAACATGATGACTCTTTTGGAAGCGGGGGCGGGATGCCTTCCCGTAATTGGCGGTGCTACGGGTCTTTTCTCTCAGGAGACCTTTAACGGGTTTACCAGAGACGTAGAGGGCCTTCTTTCGAGACTTGAGCGCGGTGCAGCCACTGTCGCAGACATCACAAGCACCATTGTGGGGGTGTCGAATCTAATACGAGGTATTGCCGACAAAGACAGCCAATTTCTACAAAATTGCATTAATCAATTACAATCGGCCTCAGTGGGTCTCGTCATGGAAGCGATCAATACTAATCCCTGTGGGCACTTCCTATTTGATACCATATCGAACAAAAACCCAGGTGGATTGCTCAATGTGTTGAGTAAGCCCATCGTCAAGCAATAGTGTATAAATAGGAACATGGCCATAACCACGGTATATCAAGACTTTACTTTAGATTTTATTATCCACCCAGTCCGCAAGGATCTGGTACTAAGGACCAATGCAGACTCCGTGATTGCGGCTATTGTAAATTTGCTCATGACGAACCACTATGATGTTCCGTTCCACCCTGAGATCGGATGTAATATCCGAAAGCTTCTCTTTGAAAATGTGTCGGACTTCACGGCCAGAGACATATCACGATTTATCGAGGAAACTATCAATAACTTTGAACCAAGAGCAACGATCATATCCCTGGTAGTGACCCCAGACGAAGAGAACAATGCTTATAACGTGACGATCACGGTTTCAATTAACACTTCTCCTGATCCATTCGTAGTGAACCTGATACTGGAAAGGGTCCGTTAAATGTCAGATCAACTTATTATCGCAGACTTAGAATTTGAGAATATTAAAAATAATCTCAAGCAATTTCTCAGCACACAAACAACATTTCTCGATTACAATTTCGAGGGGTCGTCACTCGCTATTTTGATAAACCTGCTAGCGTACAATACCTATTATAACGGCTTCTATATGAACATGTTGGCAAATGAACTGTTTATTGATTCAGCGCAAGTTCGCAACTCACTCTTATCACACTCAAAATCATTGAACTATACCCCCGTATCACGCAGAGCCGCCACAGCAACCGTCAATATTTTAGTGACCCCTCCAGGAGGAAATACTCAGGCAGTGTTGACCTTGGATCGGTTTAGTGAATTTCAATCTCAGGCGATTGATGGAATTAACTATTCATTCGTAACCATCGGTGCACAAACTGTCTATAAGGAAAATGGGGCATTTCCATTCTCTGCTGTCCAACTCAAAGAGGGCACCCCAGAGATTGCAACATTTACTTACAATGCACTAAGCAACCCAGCGTCACGATTTGAACTTCCCAACGACGATATCGACACCAGTACCCTCCTAGTCACGGTGCAAGTTTCTGGCGGCAATACTTCATCGAAGGTTTTTGAATTGTCTACGGATATTACTACCTCAGATTCTAATACTGCGGTATATTATTTGAGCCCATCCAAGAGCAATAAGTATCAACTTACTTTTGGAGATGGATCGATTTCAAAAGCACTATCTAATGGAAATATTGTGATTGCCAGTTACCTATCCACTACTGGACTGAATGCCAACAAGGCTAATTCGTTTGCAACGGGTTCCATCGGAGGATTCTCAAACGTCATCATTACTCCGATCACATCTGCGGCTGGTGGAGGGGAACGAGAAACTGATGATTCGATTCGTGCGCTGGCGGCACTGAGTTACACTTCACAGGGTCGTGCCGTATCTGTCAAAGATTTTGAGGCGCTCTTAAAGTCATCATATTCAGACATTCAAAGTATTTTTGTATGGGGAGGGGAAGATAATAAACCACCAGTCTATGGAAAGGTGTTTGTTTCCATTGCTCCAAAGGTTGGGGTGATTATCAATGATGCAGAAAAAGTTAGAATTGCTACGGACATTTTGGCACCCATTGGCATCCTCACTATTACACCAGTTTTGGTTGATCCTGATTATGTATATCTTAAATTTGAAACCACTGTGGAAGTGGATGGAAAATTGACACTCTTAACTGAGCCACAAATCGCCAGCACGGTGCGAACGGCGATAGTGAATTACACTGATGCAACCTTTAATCAATTTGGGACTATTTTTACCATTTCAAAATTCAGTAGAGCCGTTGATGATTCGTTGAGTGCAATCGTTGGTTCGGATACTGTCGTGCGTCTGGAGAAGAGATTCGTTCCGACTCTTAATGTCCTATCCACCTATGTGGTGAATTTTTCATCAGAACTGCATCGCGCCCCTATTCAGAGTGCTCTCAAGTCCACAGCATTTATCGTGAACGATTCCAGGGGTGTTTCTCGCACTGCGTATCTAGAAGAAGTATTCAATTCTTCTACGGGAGTGGATTCCATCACGATCACAGATCCTGGATATAACTACACCCAAGCACCAACCGTGACGATTACGGGCGATGGGGTGGGGGCAACGGCAGTGGCCACAATTGTCAATGGACGCATTGATACAATTACGGTGATGAAACGGGGCACCTCTTATACCTCTGCGATTGTGACTATCACTGGCGGGGGTGGATTGGCGGGTGCAGCTTCGGCTGTTGTGCAATCGAAGTTTGGAACTTTACGACTATTTTACTATAATAGCAACTCAGAGAAAGTTGATATCAACCCAGAAATCGGTACGATTAACTATATTACTGGAGAGATATTTATTTCAAATTTGAAGGTGGTGAGTTCTTTGACTGATTCGGGCGACATCCGACTCAGCGTTGAACCAGAAGCCTCCATTATTCAAACACAACAGAACCAACTCCTCTTGATGGATTCCAATGATGCGAGTGCAATCAACATTTCCGTTATCATGCGGTAACTTTTATGGCTAATACACTTTCATTGTTGGTTAGACAGCAACTACCAGAATTCATAAGATCGGATTACGATACCTTCGTGACGTTCATCGAGGCGTATTATGCGTGGATGGATCAAACCGGCAACACCATTGATCTCGCAAAGAATATGCCATCTTATATCGACTTGGACACCACACTAACGGCTTTTGTCACCTATTTCATGAAGCAATTCCTTCCACTCTTTCCACCGGATCGATTGAGCAATCCCACATTTTTCATCCAACACGCGAAAGAATTCTATCGTACAAAGGGTACCACAAAATCGATTCGACTTCTGTTTCGATTACTCTATGGCCAAGACATAGATATATTTTATCCCAAGGATAGCGTACTACGAGCTTCAACGAGTGGGTGGATTAATATACCCTCATTGCGATTAGATCCCACC